TCACCTAAAGGAGATCCTTCGTATGCCCCAAAGTAATTTATCTCTGTTTTAAAAGTAAGAATATTTTCTATAATTGACTTACCTTTACCTGCAAAAGTATTGTTTAAGTCCGACTCATCATACACAAGATCCGATTTTAACTCGCTGATCTTAGAGTCAGAAATAGATCCATTGATTAAGCTGGCGTTGTTTAGTGCTTGATCAACATATACTTTTACATTTCTTTTTAATTTTGCGTTAAAGGTATTGCTCTTATTTAAAAACTGAGATCTAAATTCAGACCACTGATCAAAATCAAATTTGTCAGTAAAAGGCTTTGAAATATCTTGTCTAAGATTATAGACCTTGCCATTATAGATGGAAAGAGGTACTGTATCAAAGTTATTATCTAAGAGATATTTTTCTTTTTGTACTTCCCAATAAAGATCTTCTCTTATCAATAAGTAGATTTTTTTATTAACAATTGTTCTATTTTTGACAAAAGTATCTTCTACAAGAACATCGGACGGAGCGTATTCTTCTATAAGTTGAACAAGTTGATTTGCTTCTAGTCCTTTTTGAAAAATAGCGTTTTCTGTTAATGCAGTGATAATATCATTAATATACTTATTTAAAAGCCCTTCTAACTGGGTATTTCTTCCGCCACTACTCTGGATTAGTTCAAAAATTACATTTCTTACTATTGATAATAACTCAACAAATAGCGGAACATTAAATTGAAGATTTACAAGTGTATAAGCTAATCTACTATAAAGTGGAAGAACTAATACGGCTTCTTGGTCTTCAATTCTTTTTAAAATACTAAAGTATAGCTCGTAATATAATTTTTTGTATGACTCTCTATCTGAGCTAATTTCAAACTTAGCATTCTTAAGCTCATAGGCCGCAAAAGAATTATCTAAAATTATTGGTAGGTTTGCAATAATTAATTCTAATTGCTTTAGAGTTAACGCAGATAGCATATCAGCACGCTTTTTTTTAAACTTTAAACTTTAAGTTTAAAGCTTTGTAGTTTATTCGGAATTATGCCTGCCAAAATTTTTGTTACAATCATCAAAGCAAAATCTGTTGATGCAACTTCTGACCTAAATAAAATGGTAGTCCATTTAGAGCAGATCCTAGCGGAAAAAGAAGAAGTAGATGTTAAGCAAAGACAATCAGTTACTGACGCATCGATTAAAAATGCAGATTTTATAGTTTTTGCAGGATGGGATACGATGGCTCTATCAAACTTTTTCTTAACGCTAAGCGCTTTTGAAAAACAAGAAATTCAAAATGATAGGAAAATTTTCCTATTTGACGAGCCTGGAAGCAATTGCTGGGGTGAGATTAATCGTCTACTGACCATGGGTATGGACCTTGGACGAATTGATAGTAAACTCTTTGACAAGATTGACGATTGCTGGAACTATCGTGATATAATGAGCTATATAGACGTAAAACTTCGCAAACTAAATCAAGATGCAAATACAGGAGATTCTGGCGCTATGCAACCTTCCTGAGGCAGCGCTGGATAAAGTCCTGGCTCATGACCGTTGGAAAATTGAGCAACAACTTTCTCATGAGAAGTGGGTTACTGAGTTTAATGCCCATATCAAAAGCTCCTCTAAGCCAAAAATAATTACCTCTCAAAATCTTTCAGAAGACGATGTGCTCATTAACGAGCTAACCGGCTATGGAGAACTTGATGAAACTCATGTTGGTAAACTTTCAAAAACTCCTGTATGGCAGGCTTCAGAAAATAAAGCAACAGATGTTTTTTACGAGTGGAAGAAAGCAATTAAAGACATTGATGATCTTCCCAAGAAAGACTTAGGCGATGCTAGAACTAAAAAACTTCTTACAACGTTTTTATGGGCTAATTCTCTTGCTCAGAGATATATGTTTTGGCCGGATGGTAAAGACATGCATTACGTTGATGCGGCTAAAAGAGAAATCAAACAAAAACTTCAGTCTTATTCACACTTAACTATTGTTAGAGGATACGACTCATTTAAAAAGTTTTGGAGAGAGATCAATGAAGGATTAGACGTTGAATTCAACTCAACATTTATGGCACAAACTCTTGATAATGCCTATCAAGAAACTCTTAAAAAAGAAAAAGAAGAGAAAAATGCTGACCTATTTAACTCTCCTTTGTTTGCAATAATTAAAGAAAAACACCCGCACATTCCTCTTGATTTACTTAAGAAACAAATTGTTTCTAAACGAGGAGACTTTATCAGCGCAATTATTTCTATTGAATTAAAGCTTTTCTCTAAGACTGTCCCTGAGGAGTATAAAGATATTCACACTCAGGAGTCATGGGAAAAAAGCTACTTCAAGTACGTTCGTAAGTACGATGAGGCTTGGAGAAAAACTTATAAATCTCTTTATCAATCTATTCACAAGGAACAAGAACTATGGAAGAAGGAGTTAACGTCCTAACAACAGGCTATAATATAAAAGTCGAAGGCGCCGAAGAGCTTATTGCTCAATGGGACAATGGCGAATTAACCCGAGAAGAACTCGTAGAAAAACTAATGAACCTAGAAACGGTTATGGTAGACTTAACTAAGGTAGTTGAGCCTACTGAGTTTAAAGATAGCGAAGAATAATGTGTGAAAGTACCAATGAGTTCTGAAAATCCCCAAAGACACATCAAATCTGGGTTTTTCGACCGGTATTTTTCTCTGGGAGTTTCTCAAGGTAACCTTGCTGGATATAAGTCTGATCCTTATTCCTATTCAGGTGCGCCTTATCTTACAAGTGGAGTAGTTCTTCCACGTAGAGATGACATTCTCCTAGAGGAAGGTGGCGGCGGCCCTAGGGCTATTGAGAAGTACATGAGGCTATTTAACGATAGCCAAATTCTTGCCGCATGGGAAAAACTTATTGGTGAAATTATCCAAAGACCATGGGAGGTCTATCCTGCCTCGGATAGCTCAGAAGACGAAGAAGTTGCAGAATTTGTTCGTCAAGTTATTAACCGAATGGGTAGTAATACCAGGCAGTCTTATGGTAAAGAAGCTTTAGTTACTGCTAGCTCTGGTTTTGATACGTTTATTCGCGGAATGTGCGAGTCTATTGTGCTCGGTATGGCCGTGAGCGAGATTTGCTGGATGAGACAGGGCAAATATATTGTACCCTCTGAGATTAAAGTCCGCGACCCGCGTAGGTTCCTTTTCAGACTTAACGAAGATGGAACAGTAAGCCCAAGATTAATTACTATGTTCTCTCCGGTTGAGGGCATGGGTATTCCTCTTCGCTCGATGATTATGCATAGGCATTGGGCCTATAGCAATTTCATGGATGTCCATGGCTCAGGATTGGGTAGGCAATTATACCCATTGGTCGAGTTTAGAAGAACATTACTCAACTTTTGGTTGCAATATGCCGATAAACATACTACTCCGACAGCAGTTGGTAAGTTCAGCCTTGGCACACCAGAAGAAGAAGTAAATGCTCTATTTACAGCTCTTCAGCGTCTTGGGCAAGAAACTGCAGTAGTATTGCCTGATGAAATGGACATTCAGTGGTTGGAAAGCAATGGCCGACCTGAACTATATAATCAGTTAATTAGCTATATTGACCAGCAAATTAGCTTTGTAATTAATGGTGAAACAACTGTTGGCCAAGAAACAGGCAGCGTTGGTTCATTTGCCCGTGATCAAATTGCCGATTCGGTTAGAATGCGTAAGGCCAAAGCTTTTTCTGAAGAGCTTGATGAAACTCTTAATTCTACGCTTGTTAGGTGGATTGTAGAGCTCAACTATCCCGGTAAGAACCCACCTCGTTTAGTTCGTAATTTTGAAGATCTTAAGCAACGAGAAGATCCTGTACGCATGGTCCAAGTACTATCACAGCTTGGGGCTTTAGGATATCAAGTAGAGGATGTAGATTGGCTTAGAGAGAAGCTTAACATTCCGTCCCTTGTTAAGCAAGAAATGCCAGAAGGTGGCATGATGGGAGGAGGTTTAATGCCTCCTATGGATGGCGGAATGGCGCCAGAAGGCGAAGAAGAAGCTCCAATGGCTGAAGACATGGAGTTTGGCTCTGAGCTTATGAAGTTATTTGACTTTGAAGAACCTTCCGAAAAGCAAAAGATTTCTCAGACAATCGCTTCTAACTTTAAAGGCGGGCTTGATGATATTGGCTTCCAGCGTATTGTTACAGATACAACTGGTAATGAGATGACGATCTCTAAGCTCGATATTGACGAGTTTACTTCGCCGGGAGAAATTGTATTTGTAATTGAGAGATTGTTTGAAGAAATCAGAAATCTCCGCAAAATTCCTCCAGAGGCTATGGAGAGCAAATCCGGCCATGAAACAGAACTACAAAGAATCAAAGGGTTAATCGAACAAGAAAGCTTATCAGAAGAAGAGGCCGAAAAGCTTATTACTTTGTATCATAATGTGTTCAGACTTAATAGATACACAGTATATCGCGAGGCTGTTACTCTGAATATTAAAGAGAAAGGCTATTGGCGCTGGTTTGATCCTTATTTCCAATAGTGCATATAGTTTAAATAGTTAATAGAAATATTGCATATAACGTAATTTACTATGCTAGCCTACAAGCCTATCACTCAAGCCCAGTACTGGATCCAGGCTTCACCCTTCCAGCACTATTTCACCACCTTCTCTGGAATCAGAGACACCTCCGGTACTACTCAGTACGCCGATGGTGTAAGAGGTCGTATTTTCCAGCTCAAGGGTCCTCGTACTCTTGCTGAAGTAACTCTTTCTGTTCCTTTTGACCCCGAGAAGCACGCTGATATCGTTGACTTTTGGAAGACGTACGATTGTTCATATATCACCCTTACTGTAACTCCTGTAAGCTGCGGCGAAGATCCCTCTCCTCTCGGTAACAGAACCATCACCATCCCTGATGCTCAAATTACCTCATTGAACTTTGGTCAGGCTGACAGATCCTCCACCAACGTTTCCACCCTCGAGCTTACTTTTGTAATGGACACCTTTACCTATAATTGATATAGGTATACTATTAGAGGAGTCTTATAATGTCAGCAAATATATTCGGTCAATCTTCTTGTCTCAATAAAGATCAAGCTGATGCACTTGCTGACGTTGGGTTGGATTTAGATCCAATTTCACCTAAAGACTCTTGTAAAGATAAAAACTCTTGCGGTATCTCTATTAAAGAGTTATTCGATACTTATCCTATATATAACACTCAAAAGGGTCTTTATAAGTCATGGGGAGATATTGAGTTTCCATGGCAACTTGAAGAGGCAAGAAATCCTTCTGGTGTCACTTGTAATCTGAATAACTTGGAAACAAGTGATAAGTGGAGAATTGCTAAATATAAAGCTTTATACGCTTATTTTCCTAAAATCGAATCAAGCGGATTAACGTCGCCTGCTAACGCAACGTGTCTAACAGAACGTCCTGCGGACAGAGTTCTTCGTATTGAAGATGATGGGTACAAAATTTCTTTGTACGAGGCACAAGAACTGATTACCTCGGTATCTGGTCCATTTGATAAAACAAAGTGGAAAAAGATTTGTCACGTAATTACTTCCGTTCCTGCAGGTATTCCAACACCAAAAGAAATTAAAGAAAGATATGAGCATTATAAGCTCGACTTTTTTCTTGACGAGTGGAAAGAATACAACGCGCCATGGGACGAAGACTTCTATCAGCAAAGCTTTGATGACTGCAAAAATAATAGCAGCACTCTTGCTGATATAGAGAAGTGCCTAAAAGAAAAGACAGGTCCATTTGGTAAAAGCGATGATACTTGGGAAAACGCTAGGATAAGAAAAGAGTTTTTCTATAAAGTCGGAGACTATGTGTGGGTTGAGGGCGAGTGTAAAGACACCATATGTCTATATATTTGTATAAAAGACGTTCCTGCCACAAAGGCGATCTTTAATGAATTAAAAGATTTTAAAATTGGTACTAAGGACGAAACAATCTATTGGGAAAAAGTTTACTGTGTAAAAACAGGGAGGAATAAATGCCTAGAACCTCAGAGAGAAAGAGATCTTCCTAACTATCAATTAGTTCAATTAGGATCTCTAGGTCACTACGTAGAACAACCTATCCCTTATTTTGACCTTAATGGTAATAAACTTTGCGAAGAATTTGAGACTCTCAATGAGTTTGCAGAAAAAGTTCCGCCCAAAGTCCTAACTCAAGAAGAAATTGATGCTCTCGATCAGCCTTAAAAGTTTAAAGTAGATCATGGCAAAAGTATTTGGAAATAATAATAGCTCGGGAGACTGTGGAGGAAATGGCGGATTATTACCGTCTCCAAGACAACAAGTTACTCCGGCTAGAAGTGTTGTATCTAATCCTAACGTATTTAAAGGCGGAGTTTCTAGAGGCGACGCAATTGACTTAAGAGACTTTTACACAAGGAGAGAAGTTGATAAGTACCTTGATAGTAAGGCAGATTCCTCTAGTGTATATACACAAAGCGAGTTATATACAAAACTTGAAGTAGATTCTTTAATTACAGGGCTTAATATAAATTCTTATGCTCTTAGTTCTTATGTAGACTCTAGTATCAATACCGCAATAAACGGAGTTAATACTAGTGTTTCAAGTAATTACTATAATAAAACGCAGGTATATACTCAGTCTGAAGTA